CTTACTGTTCAAATCACAGAGTTGGGTCGTGAATTAGATTTCGATAATCTTTCTCGCGGCGAACGCAATAGATTGATCTTAGGTCTATCGTTTGCGTTCCGTGATGTATGGGAAAGCCTATACAGCCCTATCAATACACTATTCATCGATGAATTGATTGATAGTGGCATGGATAGCATGGGTGTCGAGAACAGTATGGCTATCTTGAAAGACATGAGCCGTAATAGAAATAAATCTGTTTGGCTAGTGTCACATCGTGAAGAACTTGCTGGTCGAGTACCTAGCGTACTCAAGGTCGTCAAAGAAAACGGCTTTACAACATATAATACAAGTCACGACCTAGTATGAGTTTAGCACTTTGGCATTGGCACATCGAGGTAAGCAGCAAGTGTACTCTACGCTGTCCTCGTTGCGCACGTACCGAAGTACCTGATACACTTATCAATACAGAATTAGATTTAGGATTCTTTAAAAAGAATTTTACGGCTGAGTTTGTAAGTCGTCATGTAGAGAAGATAACGTTTTGCGGAGATGACGGTGATCCTATCTATGCGCACGATCTAGTACCCATCATCAGGTATCTCAAATCATTCAAAGATATAGCCATAGTCATCGTGACTAATGGAAGTTATAAAAAATTAGAATGGTGGCTAGAATTAGCAAATGTATTGACTGAAGTTGACCATGTGCATTTCAGTTTAGATGGCTGGGATCAAGCCAGTAACGAACAATATCGTGTGAATAGCGATTGGGATAGTATCATAGAAGGTGTCAAAACTTTACGTGAGCATAGTAAATGTTATATGACTTGGGACATGATAGGTTTCCGATTCAACGAAAACAAACTTGAGTTGATGAAACGCATGGCTAAAGATTTAGGTTTCGATCAGTTTCAATTAACGCGCAGCACAAAGTTCGGCAGCAAATATGATCATTATGGTATAGATGACATGCTTGAGCCAACACGTAAAGACTTAATCAGTAGCACACATCGGTTTGAAAGACGTATATGGAATCTATCAGGGAGAACGTTACGTGAACGATATACCGAAACGAATGAAACATTATTCAACAACATCAAAGTCATAGGTGATATCAAGCCTATATGTCATATAGGCAATAAAGGTTTGTTCATCAACAGTCGAGGTGAGTTCTATCCATGCTGTTGGGTGGCTAACCGATACAGCCATAATACGCAGTGGGCTGATCTAGGTAAGAAATATAACTTACACAATACACCATTGGCTGAGGTAGTCGCAGATAAATTCTGGGATAACGACTTTGTTACAAACAGTTACGAATGTAGCACTAAATGTAGTGTAAATGTAGTAAATAAAAATTACGCCACAGAGTGGTGAGGACATACATATTAACATGCCTAATCCACAGAAACAAAAAGGAAACAGTTTTGAGCGTGAGGTCGCGATACACCTCAGTAAACTCTACAACGAGAGTTTTATCCGCGCTCCCGGTTCCGGTGCGTATGTTGGTGGAAAGAACCAAAAACGCACTCAAATACTACACGAAGGGCAGATTCGTAGTTTCAAGGGAGATATCGTACCCGGGCAGAGTTTCAGTAAAATGAACGCAGAATGCAAGAGTTATGCTGATTTTCCATTTCATCAAGTGCTTGCAGGTGAATGCAAGACATTAGATGGTTGGATAGATCAGATGATGGCTGTTGCCGCTCCTGATGATTTAAACATCTTATTCATGAAGTTTAATCGTAAGGGTAAATTTGTTTGTGTTCAGTCTGGAATAACTTGGGTAACCGATCATTTCTTATATTATTCATCAAAGGCATATAAAGATTGGCTCATAATCGAATGGGATAATTTTTTCAAACTCAACAAAGAACTACTCAAAGCATATTGTTCAGGCTCAACCGAGACCACCTCAAACATCATCAACTTAGATACTTCTGCCTCAATTTTACCTAATTTAACACAACTTTAAACAATTCGTTTGGTCGAGGCACCTCGACCCTCCTTGAGGAAGCGTGAAATATCGCCGACGGATCTGGAGTAAGCGTAGAATAACATCTACGGAAAACCGAGAGGGCAATCGACAGGTTTGCGAACCCTCAATGAGTCTGTGATTCACTTTGTCTTGCGATCATAGAACATGCGTTGCCGAGATATGTAACAGTATCTCACTACAGTCCCATAAACTTTACAGGGCAACCGGTAGCAATGCACAGCGAACGGGCTAGTGCGTTGGGGAATAGACAACATGGGTGATAGGGCATGGCAATGTCTTTACCAATGGTAGTGCTGAATAGCACTACCATGGACTCTAAGGCGGCAATATAAATCCGATATAAAAAAATTAGAAATAAGTCTGAGCGATAGCGAAGACTTAGACAAACGAAGTTTGTCTTCCCAAACAAAGATTAGAAGTAAGGCAATTGAGATTTCTTGGTAGTCTCTAGATGTTCGTCAGCCATTTCATTGATTAATTCTCTTTCTGCGGCCGACATATTAAGGACATCTTCATAGGTTGCCCCGCCCCTAGTATACCAAGACATGGATAAGGCGGCTTTGCGTATGCCCCTTATATCTGTTTCAAATTGATCGATTAACTTCTGTACCGCCTCAGGGCCAGCCGTAAGAAGTCTTATCCGAAAAAATCTGCGGGATTTATAGTGTATGGTTGCTTGTACTCATTACCACAATTGGTGCATTTGATTTCTAGTGGTTTGAGTTCAGTCGTTGCTTTCAACTGTGCGTTGTGATCTCTGATAGCAACATATAGGCTACCATCGCAATTGCGCAAGAAATCCATGATGAAATCTTTATTATCTACTCTAGTATCCGGTGTTTCAATGTATTCTACTGTTCTAGCAAGAATAGACATGGTAAGTTCAGTTACAGCCTTCAATGCTTCTTGTGTTTTTTTTGTTCGCTCTTCTTCATTTTCAATGGAGTCTAAATCTCCAAATGTTTTTTGAATTTGAAACTGTGCGTTGGCTGCTTCATTCATTTCTTTATAACTCAATGGTCTAAACTTGATTTTTAGATCATTGACTTCTAGTACAGATTCATAGTCGCCGTACTTTAAACTTGCTAATATGGCAATTAGATTGATACCGTAACGTGCATCATTATTACATGCTGGACATACTGTATCGATATCTAAGTTGTTCTGGCCACCGGCTGCACGAATTGCGATCAGTACAGCATCCAAGTCATTACTGTTGATCTGCCATGGATTTTTGATGTTAGGCACACAACTTTTGATCAATTCAACCAATGCAGTACCGTTAAACAATGCGTCAGGGGTGCGCATAGTGATCTCATCGATAGCAGTCATGGGATATACAGGCAGTTCACCGCTTTCCGGCATTTCTAACACGCCTTCAGGATAATTTTTACCCTGGCTAGGCAACTTGAAATATACCGCTGGTCTACGGAAAAACTGCTTTAGTGGATTGTTTTGCATGTGTGAGCCTCATTAAAATATTGGGTTTTTCCCAACTATAAATATACTATATTTATAGGTACAAAATATCCATAAAAATAAACCATGACACCTGACGAACAAGCCGCCCAATTAGAAGAGATGATGGATAACCTGCGTAGAACGATGGATTCGGTCAACGCGGGTATGTCCAATATGGCTACTGGTATGACCAAAGTAGCCAAAGCAATGGGTGTTGAAGATAGCGAACTAAAGAAATTAAGCGAAAGTTTAAGAAGAACTGGTGAGGCAGCAGAAGACGAGACTGAAGCAGAGAAGGCTCTGACTAGAGCAAAAGAGATCGCTAAAGCTAGACAAGACGCATATAATCAAGCATTAAAAGACGGTCAAGCCGCTATGGGCTCTTTTGCCGGAGCGGTATTAGATAATAATGTCAAACTCACTAATTATAGCCAAGCAGTTAGTAAAGCCGGTGATGCTGCGTTTGAGTTTGGTAAAAGTCTAGGACCATTAGGAGCGATCATAGGCGCTGTAGTAAAAGGCGCAACTATGCTTGCAGAGGCTCAGTTAAAACAAACTGAGAATCTATTAAACGCTAAAGATGAATTAAACAAGTTCGGTGGCGCCGGCGCACACACTACTGAATCTATCAGAAAGATGGCCCGTGAGGCTGATCTAAACTCTGAGACATTAGGACGCATGATCAAGCCTATGAAAGAAATGGGCTCAAGCATCATGGTCTTGGGTAATAACGCAGGTGCAGCACAGAAAGAATTCGGTAAATTAATACAGGCTACTGCTGATGAAAGAGCGCAGTTCCAGCGTCTAGGTATCTCGCAAGAAGAGATGATCAAGGGAACTGCTGACTATTTGCAATTGCAGGGTATGTCAGGTAGATTTACTAAGAGTGAATTACAAGATAGAGAAAAATTAAGAAAAGCAAGCCAAGACTATCAACTCAACTTGATGGATCTTGCAGCATTAACTGGTAAAGACGTTGCTCAATTAAAAGAAAAACAAAAAGAGATGGCGTTAGACAATCAGTTAATGATTGATAACCTACAAAAAAATCGTAAAGCAGCAAAACTTGAAGAAGAAGCAAAAGCCGCAGAGTTAGCAGGTAACAAAGAAAGAGCCGCAGAACTAAACAAACAAGCGCAACAACTTAAAGATGAAGTTAAAAATCGCGGCGCGATACTTGACAATCTAGCAGACGCTCCTGAAGCGTTAAAGAAAGGTATCAAAGAGATAATGGCGACCGGATCATTGTCCGGTGAAAATGCTAGAGTTCTTGCTAAGATGGGCATGACTGGTGAAGCAGAAAGACTAGCCAAAGCCATCAAGTCAGGTGCTATGACAAGTGAGCAAGCAGCACTTGAAGCAGCAAAAGCAAAAGACAAGTATAATCAACAATATGGTAACATGATAGACACTATGGGTGACTCGCTAAAACATAGCGATGAACTCAGAAAAAACATGAGTGTCAATACCGAGAGTTTGTCTAACGCTATCGAAAACTCTGGTAGAAATATTGAAAAAGAAACAAAAGAACAGCAACAAAGACGTAAAGACGCACAAAAACCTGGACAAGATAGAGCATCAGATGCGCAAGCATTAGCGCAAGAAGCCACTATACAAGCCACTGGTAAGATGGATGATCTTGTCGCAGCAACTAATCCATTAATAGGTGAGTTTGGACTATTGAAGGCTGCATCAGTAGCACTCACAGCAGCAGCCGGAGCAGCAGCAATAGCGTTGGGTGTATTGGGTGCTAAGAATGCTCTAGGTGGATTGCTAGGTAAAGTAGGTGGAGCAGCGGGTGCATCGGGAGCCACTGGAGCCGCAGGCGCAGGATTAAGAGGCGCGTTAGGTACCGCAGGTAAAGTAGTAGGTAAATTAGCAGCACCTTTAGCAGTTGGTGTTGCAGCATATCAAGGTTATAGCGATTATCAAGAAGCAAAACGTAAAGAAAAAGCAGGTGAGATATCTGCTGAAGAGGCTAAGAAAGAAAAAGGCAAAGCAGTAGGTGGTGCTACTGGTCAAGCAGCAGGCGGTGTTGCCGGCGCCGTGATCGGTCAGATGTTGATACCTATACCGGGTGTGGGTGCTGCTATAGGCGGCATGGTAGGTAGTTGGTTAGGTGGAAAAGCGGGTGGATGGTTAGGCGGTAAGGCAGCAGGTGCTACGACTACGACTCCTGCAGGACAACAACCACCAGGACAACCCTCTACACCGGCAACACCTGAACAGAAACCGCCAGCAACTGCGCCGGCAGAAGATAAAAAACCGCCGGCAACAACACCTCCTTCTGATAAGAAAACACCTAAACCAGAAGATAAGGCAAAACAAGTAGAGACAAAGACCGCGACTGAAACAATGAATGATTCATTGGCAACAGTCTCAAGACAATTAGGTCTTAATACCGGCGCATTAGGTCAAAACACATCGGCACTACGTCAAACAAATGAACACTTGAAGAAATATAATGATTTCGCTACATCACAAATGGAGGCATTAGATCCAGATGCATTAGCAGAATCGCTTGAAGATTCAGTAGGTGGTATAGGATCAACGATTAAGACTGCAATGAGTTCAGCATTGGGTTCATTAGGATCAACTACTGGTGCAGCAGTAGGTGGTGCAGCACTTAAACCACAAATGCAGAAAGTATCAATGGGTGGCGGGGGACAGGGTCAACCATTTAGCGAAGCAGAGATTGAAAAGTTAGAAAAGATATTAGACATGGCTGAAAAGTCCGGTAATAAATCGGCAGTCAGCATGATACGTACTAAAATCAGTAACATGAAATCGCAAAATGCGATGGCATCTAAAAATGCCGGCGCAGATAAAGAAAAACTAATAACTGGTTTAGATTACGATTCGTTAAAAGATTATGTAACAAAACAAGGAAAACAGACACAAGAGCCTACTATCACAAAGATGACTATGGCTCAAGTGAGAGCAGCTATAGGTGGAGGAGGTATCTCGTCAGCGGTTCCTCCCGGAACTATACCATCTGTAGGTCAGATTCCTAGAATACCTGAACCACAATTAGGTAATGTGATCCCAAGTACGGGATCAATGATGAAAACATCTGCCGGTGGGTCAATGCCTACTATACCGCCTGAAAAGAAGGCTGATGTAAAAGCACCACCTAGACAAGCAGAGCCTGCAGGCGGAGGGCAGTCAAAAGCAATAGCATCTGCATTGCCTACTACTAGCGCAGCAGATTCAGGTTCAAAAACCCCTGCAGGTCCTAAACCAGATCCGTCACAGTTGACAGCAGCCGCAGGAAAACCGGCGGCTGGATCACCAGAACCTAGCGGAGAACAGGCAAAAGGACCACCGGGCGGCAAATTCAAAGATAAAGAAGAATTCGTGAATATCATGATGCCTTGGGCAGAGTATGCTTCTAAACAATTAGGAGCACCTGCGTTGGGTATCTTAGGACAATGGGCCGGCGAGTCCGGAGCAGGTAAAAATCTACCTGCTGACTTTAACTATGCAGGCATCAAAGCAGGAAGCAAATTTCAAAAAGGTGATTATGTCTTAACAGAAGAAAGATATAATCAAAAGCAATTAGATAGAGCGATGAAGTCAGGTGAATCATTAGCCGGAGTCATCGATGATCCTAATGATACTATTAAAAAGAAAGGTCGAGATGTCACTATCGATCAATGGTATGGTTCCGGAGCATATCAAAAAGCAGTCAACGATGGATTAAATTGGGTACAAGTAAAATCTTACTTTGCTAAATTCAACGATTTAAAAGACTTCACAGATAGTTATATTGGTTTCTTAAAAAATCCTAGATATGCTGAAGCATTGAAAGCAGGCAGCGCAGAAGAATTCGGATATGCAGTCGCTAAAGCAGGATATGCTACTGCAAGCGCAGACAAATATGCTAGCAAAGTAGGAAGTTTTGCTAAAAGCATAAGTGCAGCCAAAGGTGGTTTAGTATCAGGACCTAAGACAGGCTTCCCCGCAACACTACACGGCAATGAAATCATTGTTCCGTTAGACCCGAATAGCATACTTGCTGATTTAGGTAAGAAATCAAAACAAGAAGTTCAAAGCGACATGAAGACCGTGACATCTGCGAGACAAGAAACTAGAGATGATACAGGTAAAGAATTGGTCGCTGTGAACACACAAATGATGGAAATGCTAGCAAGCAAGTTAGATACCATGATTAATAAATTGGATACAAGCAACAATACTCAAAGCAAGTTATTGAAGTACAGTCAGGCTTGATACTAAATACTCTATAATCCTATGCCATACTTAAAAAAGTTCTTGAACAAATCGGGCATAACAAGCCCAATCAGCGGTATCAATAGCAATGCCGGGTCATGGAACGCCAGCGTAGGTAATAGTGGCCCGGGTCAGAGTGCTGACTGGAGTTATAGAAACTACATGAGTAGACTCCCAGAAGTCTACACAGGCCATCCTAACAGAATTGAGCGTTACAATCAATATGAGATGATGGACGTTGATGCAGAAATCAACGCATGTTTAGACATCATATCAGAATTCAGCACACAGAAAAACGAACACAATCAGACACCATTTAATATATCATTCAAAGATGATCCAACACCGCATGAAGTGAATATCATTAAGCAACAACTTCAGCAATGGTGTAAACTAAACGAATTTGATAATAGACTTTTCAAAATATTCCGTAACGTTGTAAAATACGGAGATCAAGTATTTGTACGTGATCCAGAAAACTTTAAGTTGTATTGGGTCGATATGGTCAAGGTAATTAAAGTCATCGTTAACGAAAGTGAAGGCAAGAAACCTGAACAGTATGTTATCAAAGACTTGAACATTAACTTGCAAAATTTGTCAGTAGCGCAGAAAACTAATACTGATTTTGCTGCGAACCCAGCGACTGGTCTAGGTGGTACAGGTGGTGGCACTAATACACCTTATACTGTTCCTGCTATGCCATACAATACATCAGGTAGCCGCTTTACATTGGGTCAGAGCGAAGCCGCTATCGATGCGAAACACATTGTTCACTTAAGTCTGACTGAAGGTTTAGATCGCTTTTGGCCGTTTGGACAAAGCATATTAGAAAATATCTTTAAAGTCTATAAGCAAAAAGAATTGCTTGAAGATGCTGTTCTGATCTATCGTGTGCAACGCGCCCCAGAACGTAGATTGTTTAAGATTGACGTAGGTAATATGCCAAGTCATATGGCTATGGCGTTCGTAGAACGTATCAAAAACGAGATACACCAGCGTAGAATTCCATCAGTATATGGTGGCCAATCAATCGTAGATGCTACATATAATCCATTGTCGATGAACGAAGATTATTTCTTCCCAGTCACCGCTGATGGTCGCGGGTCTAGTGTAGAAGTCATGCCTGGCGGTCAGAATCTAGGTGAGATTGATGACCTTCGTTATTTCAACAACAGATTGGCACGTGGACTACGTGTACCAAGTAGTTATCTACCAACAGGTCCAGATGATAGTGACAGACCATTAAGCGATGGTCGTGTTGGTACAGCATTGATACAAGAATATCGTTTCAATCAATACTGTGAAAGATTGCAGAATTATATGAGTAAGACTCTTGATGAAGAATTTAAGTTATTCTTGCGTTGGAGAGGATTCAATATTGATAGCGGATTGTTCACACTAGAATTTAATCCACCGCAGAACTTTGCAGCATATCGTCAAAGCGAATTAGATACAGCAAGAGTAAGCACGTTCCAAGCAATGGAAGCGTTCCCATATATGAGTAAGCGTTTTGCTATGGAGCGTTTCTTAGGATTGACAGAAGAAGAGATCACGAAGAACGAACAGATGTGGCGCGAAGAAAATGGTAAAGAACCTCTCGACGAGCCTAAGGGCAGCGATCTACGAAGCGTGGGTGTGAGCGTAAGCGATGTTGAAACTGATGAGCAGACAGGCGAAGAGATGGCAGCTCCACCTGAAGAGGCAGGTGGACCAGAAGTAGCAGGACCCGTGAGTGCGGCACCTGCAGGCGGCGCGCCAGCCGGAGCAGAAGCACCGGCTACACCAGGCAGTCCACCAGCATAACATGGACTTCATAAAGTACCTGTGCTTACAGGTCTCTCAAAAACTTTCAGGTCCCGTTTGGATTTTGGGTCATTTACACTTCAGCATCAATCATAAATTTCATGAATCTTGGCATATCTTGCTAGGATCTTTATTGATGACGTTGTTAGTTTTAATCGGAATATGGTTAGACTACACACAACAAAAAGTTAAAAGATAAATAATAGCATGAAACTCTTTGAAATGTATGACGCGCCTATAGAAGGTTATCAGGACGTAAGTCAAGATAACAGTAAGCCTGTATGGCGCACAAGTCGCAAAACTAAACTTACGCTAAAGCAAATACGTAAGTTGCGCAAGATGCTTGATGTCCGAAATTACGAGAAAAAAGAGCATCTTAAGAAAGTTCGTGAGCAGTACGGTGCTGCAAATCAGGCTCAACAAGAAGCCTCAGCATAACATTTTCACCGAAAAACTCCAAAAACGTAAAAAAATAGCACTTATTGAGTGCTTTTATTAACTACACACTAAATAATTCTACAAAGCCATTTCTAACCAGGAGACAGTATAATGGAAAACAAGAAATACGAACAGCTTATTGACCTCATTATCAATGAGCAAGAAGACAAAGCCCGCGAACTATTCCACGATATCGTGGTAGAAAAATCCCGTGAAATCTATGAGTCAATCATGGATGAAGAAATGATGGGTGAAGAGGGCGAGATGGTCGGCGAAGTCGGCGACCTAATGGACGAGATTTCAGCAGAAGAAGCAGGCGGCGTTGTTGAAGCAGAAAGCGAAGACGATGCAGACATCGATTTTGACGATGAAGCCGAAGAAGCAGGTGAAGAAGAGACTGACGATCTAGAGGCTGCTCACGATGATGAAGAAGCCCCAAAGACTGTTGATGAAGTAAAAGACAAATTTGAAGAATTGCTTGCTGACTTTGAGCGCATCTTAAGCGGTGACGAAGAAGAAGTTGAGATGGGTGCTGAAGAAGAAGTAATGGAAACTGAAGCAGACGAAGCTCTTGCAGAAGCAGTACAACTTCAGAAAGTATCAGTCACTCATGGCGACAATGGCTCATACACAAGGAGCCCAGCACTACATGAGCCAAAGATCAAGGCAGAAGGCGTAAAGCCAGTCAAGTTCTCAGGCGATAATGAAACTGTACCAACTGGTCCTAAGGGTCCATCAAATGAGTACAGCAAGAAAGAAGGTACTTTGATCGGTGATGTAGGTAATACACCTGGTCAAAAGAAGGGCCCGGCTCTTAAGGCAGCACCAAAACCCGTAACAAAGGATGGTTCAGCCGACAAGCACAGTCCGGTAGCCAAAGGCTAACTAACAGGTAACTTGGAGACAAATGGCTTTGTATCTCAAGGAGCACTTAACGTTCGATAGAGCGAACATGGTCGTTGAATCTGTTTCCGAACAGGGCAGCGATCTGAAGACCCTCTATATGAAGGGCATCTTCATTCAGGGTGGGGTAAAAAACGCAAATGAGCGTGTTTACCCCGTTTCTGAAATTGAGAACGCTGTAGATACGTTAAACAAGCAAATCCAAGAAGGTTACTCAGTATTGGGTGAAGTTGACCACCCAGATGATCTAAAGATTAACTTAGACCGCGTGAGCCATATGATCACAAGCATGTGGATGGATGGAGCAAACGGTTTCGGTAAACTAAAAATTCTACCAACTCCAATGGGTCAATTAGTAAGAACTATGTTGGAGAGTGGAGTGAAACTAGGCGTTTCAAGTCGTGGATCAGGTAATGTAAACGACATGGACGGCAAAGTGAGTGATTTTGAAATAATCACAGTTGA